TGCATTGCAGTATCAATGTCAACGCCTCGAGCAGCCACAAGTTTACCTGCGAGATCACGAACCGCATCTGCGAAAGGCTCAAGAGGTGACATGCCTGACTTTCCGCCTGACTTAGCAGCGGCACGGGCCGTAGCAGTTTTCTTGTATTCACCTAGACCAAGTATCACTGCTTCTGCAAAAGCGTCTGGGCCTTTGCCGATTGATGATCCAATAGCCACGTCTGCAATACGTTTGTTTATCTCATCGATGTCGTTCACATCTTCCATCCCAAACACTGACCTAGCAAACTCTTTCTTAGAGTCATCGTTCAAAGGCATCCCTGCCTGATCTAAGACCGTGTTAACAATGTTGTCTGTATTTTCTGTGGCGATTGCAGCGTCAATAGCATCTTTAGTTTTTGCCGCTTCCGCCGCCGCTTCTTCTCTAGAATCAAAAGCCTCATCTAATTTGTTTGCCAGCAAAGGAGTTGTACCTAAGTATTGTTCAAACTCAGAAAGAAACTCTGGTCTATTCAAATTTGATGTTGGAGTTTTTGTAATGTCTACAGCCTCTACTTCTCCGCCCTCGACATACGCCATAGGTTTCACAGGAGGAGTTGGCATTTGAACTGAGCTAGGCATAGGCATGGGAGGAGCCATAGGCATAGGCGGAGGTCCAAGATTCGCCATTTTACTAGACCCTGCTCCACCCATATTCTGATCAGGTGCGTTACCAACCTTCTGTGCCGCTTCCATAAGTTCGGGAGACGAGGCCATAATTCCACCCATCTTCTGTAACTTTTGTCGAGCAGGTCTGTTGCTCTTGGAAAATAAACTGCGGTTGTATACGTTATCCATGCTTCTGCCCTGCCTTAGACGAGTTTACCTAACCCGCCAAAAATGTTTCCTTGTCCTTGTGCGCCACCGTATATGTTTGCCCCTGCCATTACGTTGCTCATGGGGCTGGCTTGTGGTGTAGCCGCCGCTGCCAAAGAAGTGCCGCTTGATGGGACACCCGACAGGATGTCTCTCATGTAGGAGAACCTAGAGAAAGGCTCGTATGCTTCCTCGAGTTGCCCTGCACGTTGTACATCGTATTCTTTTTGAAGTTGGTTTTGCTCAAGCTGACCAACATTGTACAATGAGTTTATATCTGTCATGCCTAGACCTTGGGCTGCTTCCCCGAGTGCTCCGATCCCAGTTCCTAGACCTTGGAACAGTTGACCCGCATTCTGACCGCGTTTCATTTGGTTTTCGAAAGCAGACTGAGCTTGGTTCTGAGCACCAGTATATGCTGCAGAACGAAGTTGAGCACCAGTTCTCGCCTTCTGATCCATAATATTTCGTTGCAGTTCGGATTCTTGGATGGCTTGACGAGACCCGCCAAACGCTCCAGCACCAACAGACTGAGCCCGTTGATCCATGTTTTCTATCTGACCCGCTCGATCTATGTCTTGCATAGTTACATCAATCACGTCTTCTACAAATGGATCGTAAAAATCTTTATATGAAGTAGGGTCGTATGCCCCAGTACTACCAGCAATAGAAGCTATACCTTTGTCGTAGGTATCTTCTGCTTTGTTTAAATAAGGTTTGTATGCACCAAGTCCACTCTCATAAACAACTTCCCCTGTTTCGGGATCAGTGTAACCTGTCATTCGACGGATAGCATCCGTCTGTGCGTCTGTGAAACGCATCACATCAGGAGCAGCAACGCCGCCTTGAGTTCCCTCGATAGGGTTACCGTATTGATCTGTCTTTGCTAGTGAAGCATCCGAAGTGAAGCCGCTGCCGTCTGCAGCCTCGAACATTGGGTTGCCTTCTGCGTCTAAAACTGCTTCGCCATACAACGGACTTACAGCCGCGATACCTGATATCTCGCCTGTGTCTTCATCTGTTTGGTAGATGTTTGCTAATAAATCTTTAAGGAACATCTCCTGATACTCAGGAAGGAGGTTCATACTTTTGGTGATGTACTCGTTTTCAGCCGCCATAAGTTAAGCCCTCCGTTCAAATTGATTCATAAGTTCGTACATCTTAGCTGCGCCTGCGCCTCTATTTCCGCTACCTGCGCCTTTAACAGCATCTGCAGTCATTACGAACTCACCATCAGATAGACGAGCCTCTTGGACAGGGCCACCGTTCTGATAAATAGTTGCGGGAATGGAATCGCTAGTCCCTGATCCGGGGCCCTCGATCATTCCACCCATGGCTCGAGTCTGAACTCGAGGAGTACCTGGGACCGCTGTCCCTCTGTAGTCGGGGCGTCTTTCCCCTGTATTGTACTGTGCCATTTCTGTGTCGGACATTAAGTTTTCAAACCTTGGTCTGCGTTGTTGATACAGCATCTCACGCATAATCCCGCCCATAAGAGGGTTAGTCTGCCCGTTAGCGTCTGTTATTCCAATGCCCTGCATTAAGTTCTGAGCTATGCCGCCTTGCATAGGACCGTATCCACCTGCTCCGCCACCCATAGCACCGCCTGCTATTGCGCTCATTGGTGCTCCGCCACCCATCATGCCACCCATAGAGCCGCCAAACAAAGAAGCTATACCTGCGCCTCGAGTCGCTGCACTTGCACCGCCTCCAAGAGCGTTACCTATTAAACCAGCGTTACCCATAGTTCCTGCTGTTAGTGCGTTACCTATTCCTGAGTTAAGAGCATCCGATAAAGACCCGCCCTCTCCCAAGGTTCCGATCCCTCCACCAACTGCGGCCCCTACAGGGCCACCAACTGCCATTCCTACAAGACTACCTAAAGAAGATAAGAGACCCATTACCAGACACCTCCGCCTGCTGGCTTGGGAGCAGTAATAGGAACACTAACGTCTTTTTGTTCTGGGGGATTATTTTCTGAATTATTTTTGCTCATACCACTATCCTCAATTCACCTGTTGATGTCTTATATACATCATCTTCGACCAAACCGCCAGCTTTTGCTGCAGTGTTGTTTGCGTATACCCCAAGACCCGATAAATTAAGGGTCTCCGCCCGTACAGGACCGGGGTTTACTAGCTGTTGCGCCAACAAAGAGAACTGGCGCGTTACCTGTGCAGTGTACTCTGGACTGTATCCGTCCGGAGCTTTTGCAAAATACGGGATCGTAATGTTTGATGCGCTCATTATCGTCTCCCATCTGGTCGTATGTCAACCCTTGGGGAACCCAGACGCCATTGCGTTCCGACTTCGTTAGACTCAACCTTTAACGATACAGATCTTCCACGAAGACGCACGTCAATCTGACTTGTAAACTTTTCAACAGGGGATGCGGATGTTCGAGTAGTGTCTCCGCTTTCTGTCTGCTCAACTCCTCCCCCTGGATAATCTTTCGCATTTAACGTAAACGTTGCGGTAGGAGTTCCAGTAGAAGCCCTAAAACCAACATCTGGTATAATCCTACGAATTGCCATGAACCTATCGCCTTCACCTAGATCAAAGCTACTAGATTCAATGTACCCGTTAATTGGGCTAGGAGGATTAGTGCTGCCGTCAGACATTCCAAATTCGTGTGAGTAAACGTAACCGTCTGGAGACGCAGCTAAAGGATACCCCGAGGACCCATGTTCTGTCCAAGCAGTTCTGTCTAAAGTTCCAAAGTACCAAGTACCATCGCTATAGTTATACACTACATAGCTGTCGTTATTGTCACTTCCTAATGATGGATAAAACCACCAAATCTCACTAAACTTACTGTTGTTAGCAGATACAACTTTAGCCAGTTGATCAATGTTTATGTTGTCAAAAATATATTCTTGAACCGGGCATGGAATAATCTTCACGTTACCATCGTATTGGTAGAACACTCTGTCACCCATCCAAAAAACAAAATCTCCAAACGCTATAGCTGAGTTCTGAGAAATGATCGAAGTGTTGGTAGAAACTTCAGTAATACCAAAAGTAAACGGAGTTCCAATAAACTGCATCGCAGATACAGATCTGTCTGTGATTACAACGATTTGTTGTTTGGTTTGAACTGCAGCAATAATTTCAGTTCCTGTGCCTATGCGAAGTTCTCCTGCAGTGTTTGTTGCCGTAGCCGCCCAATCAGACACAGATCCTTGGGCCGAGAACCTGATAGTCAAAGGGTCTTGATTACCTGCGTCTGCCTGCGGATCACACCCGAAAGCCAAAGCATGTCGATCTCTTTCAGACACAAGAACAATGTTGGCAATTTGAGGTGGGCTTGTTGCTCCACCAATAGTGGTAATGTCTACGGCCCGTGTGCCTGTGCCATTGGTAGCATCCCAATAATAAATACCGCCGCCTCGGACATTCGAAACAAGATCTTCTCCAAAGTTGTCCATTGACCAAAGACGAAGTTGACTGCCTGCAACGCTAGTATCGGCTGCGGAACCCCAAGTGCCTCTACTCCAAGGACCCGCGCCCCAACCTGACCCAGCAACCACCGTGTTCAAACCCGTGTTAATTTGATAAGCCCCGACAGCATTGCTCCCACCGTTACCTGTATCTGATGAATTAGCTGTAGCTGTAGCGGTAATAGTGTAGGAATTAGTATTTACTACAGAAGTTACCTGATACTCTTGGTTTAATACTGCAGCAGTAATTGCTCCTCCAAGAGACGCCGCTCCGCTAAACGTTACAAAATCATTAAGTATTGCGCCATGAGCAGTGTCTGTAACAGTCAGTACGGCACTTCCATTTGTTGCACCAAACGTTACATCGCCTGCGCTTGTAGTGTTTCGTATAGGTGTAACATCTATTGGGTCAGAACCATCTATAATATAAAGCTTTAGGTTTGTACCTGCAGCAACAAAGTTTGTACCCGAAAGAGTACTAAACACATGTAAATCTCGACATGTCCCAAGCATTGTGGTGGTTGTAAACCGGGCCCATCCACCGATTGTTTCCGGAAACCCCATAGTAAACCGTACTTTATCCCCTGTGCGCCACCCACCTTCACTGGTGTAGTCTGTGACATCTTGGATAAACCCAGGTTTAAACTGAAGTTTTTGTAGCGGCATTATAAACCTCCAGCGGAATAATTATGATATAGTCCCATATGCAATGACGTTAGCCAAGGCTGTTAAGTTTCCAGAACCGTCTATACGAAGAACATTAGTACCGTTGTACGCAAATGTCAGGTTTGCGCCTGCAGGCGTTACAGTCCAACTTTGCGTTCCACCTGTTATTGTAACGGTTCCGTCAAGCGTAGGATTTGAAGAGGGTGCTTTAGTGTTAAGTTGTGTTTGTACGTTGGATGTAACGCCATCGACGTAGTTAATTTCAGCCGCCGTAGC